TTATCTGCTGAACAACAAGAAAATTTAAATGCTTATAAAAGTTACATTGAGGAATCTCAAACTGTTGAGGAAAAGCAAAAGAAAAGGTATGATTATTTTTTAAATAAAACTGGTGAAGTTTTTAACAACGAATTCAAAGGTTTTGATTTCAAAGTTGGAGAAAATAATATTACTTATAAACCTGGAACTTCTGACGAACTTAAAAATGTTCAATCCGATATAAATAATTTTGTCGGTAAATTCATGGACAAAGAGGGTTTAATTTCAGATGCACAAGGTTATCATCGTTCAATGGCTGTAGCCATGAACCCTGAAAAGTTTGCTCAATTTTTCTACGATCAAGGTGTCACAAATGCTGTAGATAATGTTTCTAGAAAATCTAAAAATATTAATATGGATATGCGACAGGCTCCCCAAACCGTTTCTAAAGACGGAATGAAAATAAGGCCAGTAGGAAATACCGATAGTGGAAGAGGACTTAAAATTAGAAGTATTAAAAGAAGTTAAACATTATTAAATTATTAAAATTATGGCAGTAAATGCAATCCCTGGTTTTGATTTGCAACCAAGTTCACAACAAGTGCCCTTGTCTACAAATTACATTCCTAGCTCAGGTTTTACTTGGGTACAACAATATCTTCCTGACACTTACGAAAAAGAATTCGAGCGTTATGGAAATAGAACAGTAGCATCATTCTTAAGAATGGTAGGCGCTGAAATGCCTTCTAATTCTGACCTTATCAAATGGGCAGAACAAGGAAGATTACACACTAAATATGTCAACTGTACTTCAGGAGCTGCTGCTGCTGCTGGTTCAGGTGTTTGGACAATCAACAATGCTCTTGAAAATTTCAACCCTGCATTGGCTGGAACTCCAAACCAAGCATCTCTTAGAGTGGGACAAACTGTAGTTATTTCTGACAAAACTGTTGGATCTAACCTACAAAACAAAGGTATTATTACTGTAGCACCTACAGCTGCTAATCCAAATCAAGTAACAATTGCTTACTATGAAGGAGGAGGTCAGCAAATGGCTGCTGGTGTAAATTGTGATATCTTTATATACGGTTCTGAATTTAACAAAGGAACTAACGGTATGATAGGTTCTAACGAAGCTGATGATTTCATCTTTGAGAATAAGCCTATTATCATAAAAGATAAATACCAAGTATCAGGATCTGATATGGCTCAAATAGGTTGGATAGAAATTACAACTGAAAATGGCGCTAGCGGATACTTATGGTACTTAAAGTCTGAGCATGAAACAAGACTTAGATTTGAAGATTATTTAGAAACTGCTATGCTAGAAGCTGTACCTGCTGCTGCTGGTTCTGGTGCTGGAGACTTCTTACAAGGAGTTGGTGCTGGAGCATCTGTTGCAAACCTTAATGGTTCTGACGGTGTATTCTTTGTAGTAGGAAATAGAGGAAATGTATTTGGTGGTGGTAACCCACAAAACCTAGCTGCATTTGATTCTATTATCCAAAGACTAGATAAGCAAGGAGCTATAGAAGAAAATGTAATTTTCTGTAATAGACAATTTTCATTTGATATGGACGATATGTTAGCTGCACAAAACTCTCACGGAGCGGGTGGTACATCATATGGTCTATTTGATAATGATAAAGACATGGCTTTAAATCTTGGATTTACAGGATTTAGAAGAGGTTATGATTTCTATAAATCTGACTGGAAATATCTTAACGATCCTACTATGAGAGGTGGAGTAAGCGCTGGTGCAATCAACGGGCTTTTAGTTCCTGCTGGTTCAACTACAGTTTATGACCAAATCTTAGGTAAGAATGCTAAGAGACCTTTCTTACATGTTAGATATAGAGCTTCAGAAACTGAAGACAGAAGATACAAAACTTGGATTACTGGTTCAGCTGGTGGTGCAAGAACTTCTGACTTGGATGCGATGGAAGTAAACTTCCTATCAGAAAGAGCTGTATGTACTTTAGGTGCAAACAACTTCTTCTTATTCCAAAACTAGAATTACCAATATCCTGGGAGTGTGCCACGCATGCAAACGCCCTGTACACTCCAGGATATTTTTTTATAAATCAAATTAAATTATATTATAATGAAAAAAAAGAATACACAATTAGTAGATAAAGCATATAGACTAACTAGAGAAGAAAGACCACTTTCTTATATGCTTGCATCACGACACTCAGCAAGATCACCACTTTTATATTTTGACGAAGAGCAAGGTCTCAATCGTCCTTTAAGATATGCAAGAAATCAAAAAACTCCTTTTGAAGATGAACAAGATGGAAATGCTATTTTAGAACCTGTTGTTTTTGAAGATGGAATGTTATTTGTTGCTAGAGAAAATCAAATACTACAAAAGTTTTTACACTATCACCCAGGGAATGGAAAGGTGTTTGAAGAAATAAATAAAGCTCATGATGCCGCTATAGAATTAGAGCATGTAGAGCTAGAAATTGATGCGCAAGTTTTAGCTAAAGATTTGTCAACTGAAAAATTAATTTCAGTATGTAGAATACTTATGGGCAATCAATCAAACAATATGACTATACCTGAGTTAAAAAGAGATATACTTATCTACGCTAAAAACTATCCAGAAGATTTTATTGATACAGTAAACGATCCCATGTTACAAATGCAAAATGAAGTACATCAATTTTTTGATGCAGGGTTTTTAAATTTAAGAAATAACAATAAAGATGTTTATTACAATTTACCCAGCAACAAAAAGAAAATGTTGACAGTACCTTTTAATGAAGATCCGTATACAATAACAACATCATATTTAAAAAGTGATGAAGGTATTGAAGCATACAAGTTCTTGAAGAAGCGCTTAAAAAAGTAAATAAATAAAGATTATCTTTGTGGTTTATTAACCCATTAACATTATTACCTATGGAAAAATTTATTAAACTATTTATATCAGGCAGCGGACAAGATGTTGGATATAAACTAATCCCCGTGAACGGAATCGTGGAGATTAAACAAGAAAGCACAACAAAAGTTAACATTTTTTACAATGAACTTTCTAGCGCACAGGCAGCTGGTTCTATTAATTATGGAGCTGACGCAAGTCAAACAGTACCTGCTGTAACTAATGTAGTGCAGTCTTTTGAAATTACTCATGATGCAATTGCAGCTAATACTTCTTCATGGAAAGATTTCTTAAATGAAGCGGTAGAAACATCACTTACGCTTTCATGGCAACAACCAGTTCACACACCATTAGGATATCCTAAGAGTGCTGCATCTGGTAACCCACCTTCTACAATCACTGGAATTGTATCAGGCGTTAAGGCAGCTGGATTACAGACCACATAAGTTTTTTACTTATTAAATTAAAGAGGGGTTACAAAAAAGTAACCTCTTTTTTTTTGACTATATTTGTAAAAACAATTTGAGATGATTAACTCAGTTAGAAATACAGTTTTAGCTATAGCAAATAAAAATAATTATGGATACATAGCTCCACAAGATTTTAATCTATATGCGCAACAAGCGCAAATGGATATGTTTGAAGATTATTTTTATCAGTATAATAGCTGGATAGTAAAACAAAACCAAAGAGTTTCAGGAACAGGATATGCTGATATAGTAAAAAGTTTAGTAGAAGTTATAGATAGTTTTTCTGTAACTAAAGGCTTGTTAAAACAAGGGAACAATATGTATTACTTGCCTGAAGATTACTATTATATTAATAAAGTAAACTTCTACCCTAATTTTATTGTATCAGGAACTAACAATATGAACACTGTAGTTAATCAAGTAGGGGATTCAAACTCTACTTTTATAACAAGCGGAGTTTTACCAGGACAAATAATAGTTAACACTACAGCGGGAAGTACCTACAAGGGTTTTAGTGCTTATGTGGTTAGTGTAGATAGTCAAACACAATTAACCTTAAGCACAAATATTTTACCAGTTGCAACCCCAGCTGCTGCAAGTGGAAATACTTTTTCTATATTCACTACTAATGGTATCGTAGAGGCTGAAAGAGTAAATCAAAACAAAATATTTTATTTAAACAATTCACCTTTAACAGCACCATCTACTGGGTATCCAGCGTATGTGTTAGGAGGTGCAACTAGTGGTATTACGGGAGTTTCTACAACAGGCAAATTAGGCAATAGTATATCTATGTATCCTACTACTTTAACGACAGAAGGCTCGATAATAACTGAATATGTAAGATATCCATTACCTCCAAACTGGACGTATGCTACAGTGTTAGCAGGTGGCGCTCCAGTGTTTAATTCGGCGGCAGCGGATTATCAAGATTTTGAATTACCATTATCAGATGAGCCTGCAATTGTAGCTAAAATTTGTCAATACATAGGTATTGAGATTAGAGAAGCAGATGTTTATCAATTTGGTCAAGCAGAAATAGCAGAAGATAATCAAACACAAGGATAAGATATGGCATATATAAATGATTACGCATATTACGCAAACTCAGGAATTGTTCCTGAATCAAAAAATTGGGGATCTTACCAATATGTTTCTTTGAATGATATAGTTAATAATTTTATATTAATGTATCAAGGGAATAATTCTCTTATTAATAACATTGAAAGATATCAAGTATTGTTTCATGCAAAAAGAGGTATTCAAGAATTGAATTACGATGCAATGAAAGAGATTAAGATATTGCAAATGGATTTAGGTGAAGAGTTAAAATTTATTCTTCCACATGACTATGTGAATTGGGTAAGAATATCTCAATTTGTAAATGGAGTTTTATTACCATTAACAGAAAACATTCAAACAGGCTGGGCTTCTACTTATTTACAAGATAATGATGGTAAGATTATATACGATCAAGATGGTAATGTTTTAAAACCACAAGATTCTCCATTAGACTTATCATTTAGAAGTGGAGCAACAAGCATATACTTAAACGCGGACAGTCCTTATGACGGTCAAGAAGGTTATAATGTGGATGGGTGCTGGTATTTTGATTTTGCAATAGGTAGCAGGTTTGGGTTAAATACTGAAACCGCAAATAATAACCAAACTTTTTCTATCGACAAACAAAGAGGAGTTATAAATTTTAGTTCAGCAAAATCTGGGATGTCTATAGTTTTGGAATATGTATCGGACGGAATGGAAAGAGGGGTAGATGCTGATATTAGTATCAACAAGCTTTTTGAAGAATTTATATACGCATATATTAAGTATTCTATTTTAAACAGTAAATTAGGCGTTCAAGAATATATAGTTAATAGAGCTAGAAAAGACAAGTCTTCTTTATTAAGAAACGCTAAAATAAGATTAAGTAATATTCACCCTGGAAGACTCTTGATGAACATGAGAGGAAAGGATAAATGGTTAAAGTAAAATGCCAATAGTAACTACAAATTTTATCGCTGGTCGAATGAACCAAAGCGTGGATGAAAGATTAGTTCCACCAGGCGAATATGTTTCAGCAACAAATGTAAGGCTAGGAGCAACCGAAACCACCGAAATAGGTGCGTTAGAAAACTCTAAAGGAAACACAAAGCTAACCACTCTTCAATACAATAACGGAACTTTGCTTGCAGCAGACGCTTTATGTATAGGAGCTTTTGATGATGGAGCTAATGAAACCATGTATTGGTTTGTGGCTTCAGACGCGGTGGATATGATTGTGTCGTATGAAGTTAAAACCACGCTAGTAAACTATCATGTAGTTGATACTGGTAATGTTTTAAATTTTGATTCTAAATATCTTATAACAGGTGTAAACAAAATAGGAGACTTATTGTTTTTTACTGATGATAAAAATCCTCCTAGAAAAATTAATATTACAAGGTCATATCAAAATGTTACGGCAGCTGACTTAAATGTTATAGTTCAACCACCGCTTGCAGCGCCTACTATTAGTTTATTTACACAGGCTACAGAAGCAAATTTTATGGAAACTAGAATGATTGCTTTTGCTTATAGGTATCAATACCAGGATGAAGAGTATAGTGCGTTATCTCAGTTTACAGATATTGCTTTTGCACCAGGTGTCTTTGCTTACGATCCAGCTACCAACCTTAATAAGGGAATGATAAATATTTACAACGCTGTAAATATTGGATTTAATACTGGTAATTCAAATGTAATTGGAGTAGATTTAGTTTTTAAGTTTGCCAACAGCAATATAATTAATGTAATAGAAAAATTTAAAAAAGCCGATTTTGGTTGGCCAGATAACTCAACTCAAACTCAAGTATTTACAAACAGTAAAATATATACCACTTTACCAGAAAGTGAGTTATTAAGATTATACGATAATGTACCGTTGATTGCGAAAGCACAAACCATTATGGCTAACAGACTTATATATGGTAATTATGAAGACGGAAGAGATGTGGTTGATAGTGATGGTGTTAATTGTAGAATGAATTATGTTGCTAATTTAAATACTGAAGAAATACAAACATCAGACATTGGGACATCGTTAGGAAGTGGATTAGATTACACGATTGATACCACACAAACAGTAGCCAACTCTACTTTAATTTTAGATTTAGCGGGTGTTAGCACTACTTTAAAATCAGGTGCTGTTTTTGCAGCTTCTATTTCATATCAAAAAGATAGGTATACTGGTAATGATGGAACGGTTACAGGTAGTCAAGGATCAACTGTAATAGACTTTATATACACATTACCTCAAGATTTTTCATCAGTTCAAGAATTAGCTACTAGCGACTCTTTTAAATCAGCTATACTAACAGGTTTTCAAACAGTTGGAAATTGCGCTACAGGAACAACTTTAACAGATTCTTTTAATTGTTCGGTTGAAAACCCTGCTGAAGGAGATCCAGATATAACATGGCAAAAAGATGAGTCAGGAATTACAGGGTTAAATCAAGGTATTTTAATAACATCAGGCCCTGGAAGTAATGTTATTACACTACAGCTTCCAGCAATGAGATTTTCTGACATAGAAGGAACAGCGCCTACCCCACCTTACCTGTACGCATACTATAAAATTATTAGCTCTAACGCAACTTTTATAGTAAATTCTAGTATACAAAGTTTACATAGTAACAGAAACTACGAAGTGGGTATAGTGTATATGGATGAATACCTAAGAAGTACTACAGCTTTAGTGTCACAAGGTGTTGACCCTACAGTTTTTGTTCCCGCTAGTAATTCAACATTACAAAATAAAATTAAAGTTACTATTCCTACATTTCAAAATCCTCCTGCATGGGCTACAAAATATAAATTTGTTGTTAAAAAAGCTGAAGGGCCTTATGAAACTATTTATAGTAATTTTTATTATTCCGATTCAACAGACAATTCTATTTATTTTAAATTAGAGGGGCAGAATCAAAACAAAGTTAAAACAGGAGATATATTAAGGATAAAAGCTGATAGTTCTGGTGCGCTTGCTCAATTAGCAGTTGCAGAAGTGTTGGGGGTTGAGGCTAAAGAACAAAATTTTTTAACACCTTCAGCAAACGTAAGAAGTAGCGATAATAGTGTAGAGGCGTACATAGCTGAATTACCAGGGTTGTATATGCAAATGAAACCTACTTCGTTTTCGGTAGACACATCAGATGACACAACTTTTTTTGATAGCGGACGAAGAGTTACTTGCAGAAAAAATAGTGAGGGATTTCCTGGGATTCAACTTCCTTGTTTTAAAACATCAGCTGATGGACAAACAAAAACTAATTTAGCAATTCCTGTAGGGAGTATTGTTAATTTTAATATTGAATTAACTAGAATAGGTCAAAATGGTGTAAATAGAAAATGTGGAAAAATATTTTACATATACGACAAGACTTTTCAAGCTAGTCAAGATTATAATAATATGTTTGATTTTGTCAATGGTGAAAACATAGATTTTAAAGGTGGTACGTTTACTAATTTTGATGATGGAGGTGACCCAACTATTGATTATATAAATACTATAGGAAGCCAAAACCCATCTAGTATTAGAGGAATTCATCAATTTCAGTTTATTACAAGCGATGGTCAAACACCAGGTAATACTAATGAATTACAGTTAGTTGTTATTAGCGGGGTATCAGGATGTTTTGGACAAAAAAATTCGTGTGCAGATGGAAGGATTACAGTTCAAATTGCCGACTCACTAATG